GATAACGTAGACATACGATATTCATTAAGAAATCCGACAGGACATATACGAAAGGGAGTATTAAGCATTGCAGTCAATGTTGATACTGGTTTAGTGGGCGAACATAATACGCACACCATCTCTGACAATCACACAACTAATGCGACTACAGCAGGTAGTTTATTAGATCATGTATTCTCTGGTAGCATGGTTGCTGGTATATTCACACTACAATATACTACGACAGATACCGAAACTGCAAACTTGGCATGGTTGGCTAATAACTTTAAAGCAACACTGTAGTGCATACAATATGGCAACTAATGTCCAAGGAACGACTGACGGAATGGAAGTCATTTCGTACAGAATTAGACTCATTAGAAGATTTATCTGATGAAGAATACTTACAAACACTCGTAGATTGGTGGCGCCTAGCACCACTATCTAATAGAGTTATAGATGTATATAACTCTGAAGAGTGGCCCAATCCATGGGACTTGTTATGGAATGGTGCATACGATGAAAATGTGATTGCGCTTGGAATGGCATACACACTAGAATTATGCGATTGGTCTTGTGATATACTATTAGTACAAGATGCAGGTAAATCGAGTGTAGCACTTGTAATACGATTAGACAACAAATATATATTAAATCATAATTATGGTATAGTAGACAAAGTGTCCGTATTAGATAAATGTGAAATTTTGAATACATGGTATTCAGACGACTTAGTAAAATAATATTGAAACCAAACAGGTAAGGATATAAATGAAGGAAATAATGGTAAAAAAGCGCAACGGCGCTAGAGAACCACTTGACTTAGATAAATTACACAAAGTTGTTTTTTATGCTTGCAATGATATTGCAGGCGTCAGCCCGTCAGAAGTGGAAATTAAAAGTAGTATTCAGTTTTATAATGGAATAACAACTGATGAAATTCAAGAAACATTAATTAAAGCAGCAGCAGATTTAATCACTGAGGAAACTCCAAACTATCAATGGGTAGCGGGTCGATTAATTAATTATCATTTGCGAAAGCAAGTGTATAATGCATTTGAGCCTGATCATTTAGTTAAGGTGATTGAAGATAACATAGGTCGTGGTTATTATGATGATGAAATTCTTTCATTATATTCATCATATGAACTTGATCAATTAAACAATTACATTAAACATGATCGTGATCAAAGCATTGCATATGTTGGAATGGAACAATTTCGTGGAAAATACTTGGTACAAAACCGAGTGACAGGTCAGATTTTTGAAACACCTCAAATCGCGTATATGATGATTGCTGCAACTTTGTTTGGTAGTTACACAGTCAATCGTATGAAATGGGTTAAAGATTACTATGATGCAATCAGTAATTTTGACATCTCATTACCTACTCCCGTTATGGCTGGTGTTCGTACAAATGTACGTCAGTTTAGTTCATGTGTTTTAATTGAGTCAGATGATAGTCTAGATAGTATTAACGCAACATCAAATGCGATTGTAAAATATGTATCACAAAAAGCAGGTATTGGAATTGGCGCAGGACGTATTCGTGCTATCAATTCTCCTATTCGTAATGGTGATGCAGCACACACAGGCGTTATCCCGTTCTATAAGATGTTCCAATCATCAGTTAAAAGTTGTTCACAAGGTGGTGTACGAGGTGGAGCAGCAACATTGTACTATCCGTTATGGCATCTTGAAGTAGAAGATATGCTGGTGTTAAAGAACAATAAAGGTACTGAAGACAATCGTGTAAGGCATTTAGATTTTGGTGTTCAAGTCAATAAACTTATGTATGAGCGTTTGATTTCTGGTGGTGATATTACATTATTCAGTCCTAGTGATGTTCCTGGATTGTATGACGCATACTTTGAAGATCAAGATAAATTTAAAGAGTTGTATGAAAAAGCAGAGCGTAATACAAAAATCCGTAAGAAGTCAATGACTGCGATTGAATTGTTTTCTACTTTCATGCACGAGAGAAAGAATACGGGTCGCATCTATTTGATGAATGTAGACAACGTAAATGAGCATAGTTCATTCAAGCAAGAATTAGCACCTGTAAGAATGAGCAATCTATGTGCAGAGATTACATTACCTACATCTCCTATGACAGATGTATTCAATGGTGATGGTGAAGTTGCTACTTGCACATTGTCAGCAGTGAATTGGGGCAATATCAAAGTACTAGAAGATTTTCAGAAGCCATGTGAATTAGCAGTGAGAGGACTTGATGCATTATTGAGTTATCAGAATTATCCAGTTCTAGCAGCAGAACTAGGTACACAGAAGCGCAGACCACTTGGTGTTGGTATTATTAACTTTGCATATTGGCTTGCAAAGAACGATACTAATTATAGTAATCCTGATCTTGAACTAGTAGACGAATGGACAGAAGCATGGTCATACTATTTGATTAAAGCATCTGCTGATTTAGCAGTAGAACAAGGACATTGTTCTGGTTTCAATGAAACTAAGTATAGTGATGGTATTTTACCAATCGATACTCGTAAAAAAGAAGTAGATGAATTAGTAGCGTATAAAGAGCGTATGCCTTGGGAAGCGTTACGAACACAGATAAAGAAAACTGGTGTACGTAATAGCACATTAATGGCATTGATGCCAGCCGAGACATCCGCGCAAATAAGTAATAGCACAAACGGAATTGAACCACCACGTTCTTTGGTAAGTGTAAAGCAATCAAAGCATGGTATACTCAAGCAAGTAGTTCCGGGAATACATCGATTAAAGAATAAGTATGAATTATTATGGGATCAAGAGTCACCAGAAGGTTATTTAAAGATTATGGCAGTATTACAGAAATATATTGATCAAGCGATCAGCGTAAATACTAGTTATAATCCTATCTACTTTGAAGATGAAAAGATTCCAATGAGTACCATGATGAAGCACTTACTAATGTTCTACAAATATGGTGGTAAAAATCTTTACTACTTTAACACGTATGATGGACAAGGTGAGATTGACATTAATAAAATGAATGCAGAGCCGTTAGCACAAACGGGACTGAGTGAAATTGAAGGCGAAGACTGCGACAGTTGTGTCTTATAAAGGAATATAAATAAACATGAGCATTTTTAATATAACAAAAAAAGAAGATCATACGAAATCATTAGCATTTCTTGATCCCGAAGGACGAGTAAGTTTACAGAGATACGATATTCTCAAGTACAAGCAGTTTGATAAATTAACAGAGAAGCAGTTGGGATTCTTTTGGATCCCAGATGAAGTTGATGTTACAAAAGATTCTAATGATTTTAAGCAACTAACTGCAAACGAACAACATATATTCACATCTAATTTAAAGCGTCAAATACTGCTAGATAGTGTACAAGGGCGCGCACCTAGTGAAGCATTTGGTTCTATCGTTAGTTTGCCAGAATTAGAAACATGGATTCAAACGTGGACATTTAATGAAACTATTCATAGTAAATCATATACACATATTATTCGTAATGTATATTCTGATCCATCTATTGTATTTGATGAAATTTTGGAAATTGAGGAAATTGTCGATTGTGCATCTGCTATTTCGGTAAATTATGATAATCTAATTGATAAAGCAGCATGGTACAATTTACTAGGTGAAGGCGTACATAAGGTTAATGGTAGAGAAATCACTGTTGACTTGTACGAGTTGAAGAAGTCGTTATACAAGGCAGTAATGGGTGTAAACATACTAGAAGGTGTTCGCTTCTATGTGTCGTTTGCATGTAGTTGGGCGTTTGCAGAACTTAAAAAGATGGAAGGTAATGCAAAAATTATCAAGTTTATTGCACGTGATGAAAATCTACATTTGGCGTTCACGCAATCACTATTAAAGATATTGCCAAAAGATGATCCAGATTATATTAAAATCGCAAAAGAAACAGAAGAAGAATGCATTCAAATGTTTGTAGATGCAATTGAACAAGAAAAGCAATGGGCAGAATATCTATTTAAAGATGGTTCAATGATTGGGTTAAATGCTCAACTATTGTGCGAATATGTAGAATGGATCGGATGCAAGCGAATGGTAGCAGTGGGCTTATCTTGTCCATACAAAGTACCCCAAGCAAACCCATTACCTTGGACACAAAAATGGATTGCTGGTGCAGATGTACAAGTAGCACCACAAGAAGTTCAACTATCGTCATATATTATAGGCGGTGTAACATCGGACGTTACGAAGGATACCTTTTCTGGTATGTCATTATAATACAATAATAATTAAAGGAGGAGAAAGTATGGTAGAAGTTTATTCAAAAGAAAATTGTGCATATTGCATTAAAGCAAAGATACTGCTTGAAACTCAGCATATGGAGTTTATTGAAAGAAAGATTGGTGTTGATGTAACTCGTGAGCAATTATTAGAAATTGCACCACAAGCACGCACAGTACCACAAATTGTAATTGATGGAAACGTAATAGGCGGATACGATCAATTAGCCCAATACATTAAAGGAAGTGAAGAATGTTAATAGAAGTACCTTACAGAGATGGCGATGTCATCAGTATTAAACTAGCCAGCGGTGAAGAAATGGTAGCACGTCTTGAAAAAGAGACAGCCGACACATTGGTTTTATCTAAGCCTACTATGCTTATCGCAAATGATGGTGGAATGGGAATGGCTCCATTCATGTTTACTTCGTCAATGGACGCGAAATACACAATGAGACTTAATGGTGTTATTTGCATTGTTAAGACAGAAGAAGAAACTGCTAAGATGTATAGCGAGAAAACTTCTGGCATTGTAATGGCAGGCGCATAATATGGCTAGGGGTGTAGCAAGAGTAGGAGATCGCACATATGGAACTTGTACTGCGCATATAACCCCAATAACGACCGGAGGTACAATTACTTCTGGTTCGCCAACCATTGTTGTCAATGACAAGCCTTGTGCAAGACTAGGCGATACTGTTACAGCAGATTGTGGTCACACTAGTGTGATTACATCTGCA